AAGGAAAATCTCTTGCTGTACTAAATCCAGATGCTAGATCAACTGTAACTATTTGATTGGATGTGTTATATGTTAAATTAGTAATACCTATTCCATTATTATTATTAATTGCTATTATTTTTGGCAATCCAAATAAAGTTTTGGTATTTTTTAAAATATTAACTTTAGATACAATATTTCCACTCAATTCAGATTCTAGAATAACATCAGTCTTAATATCTCCGGTAATTCCATCAATCACAATAAATCTTGGTGGAATTGTGTAATTTTTTCCACCAGAAGAAAGTCCGACAGATCCTATAGAATACAATCTTTCCACATATAATTTTTGAGGTAATTGTGCAATAGGTTTCAATGTGCTGTCAAAGGGATAATCAAATCCAACTGATTGTATCGTGGTTTTTAAAATTCTTCCAATATTTGTGCTTTCTGCAGATAATATTGCACCATAACCATCTGTGGATAAGATTGAAGAAATTCCTGGATTTGACTTATAACCCTTTCCTCCATACAGAATGTCTATTTTTGAAATAGATCCAGATGCTGTTTTTGATCTTGTTTTATAAGAAATTAAAGAATTTTCTTGGTTATATAATTTATTTTCCGGGAAATTTTTTAAATTAATTCTAAAAGTTGTACTTCCCAAACCAACTGGAGAGATAATATAATTTCCATTAAATTCACTTGTTGTGTAATTTAATGAGTTGTTGTTAATAACATCAGTATCGATAATGATCTCAGATTTTTCTTTTGAAAGATATGTTTTTCCAGTTAATGGGATTAAAGTGTAATATAAATTTTTAGGAAGGTCTTTAGTAACTTTTAATGAAAGACTTGCATTATCTGTTACACCAACAATTCCAGTTTTATTTACCTCAAAATATGGAGATTTAAGAGTAGTTATAAATTTATTCGTAAATGATTTATTCTCATATAAATCAAATTCAAAAGACTGAAGTTTAACTCCATTATTAATATCTGCTAATGAGGAATCTGAAAGATCAAAAATCAAAGTTGATCCTTCAAGCATATTCAGTGGAGGATTGACTAAGGATATTTCGTGATTCGACCCAGTGCTTCCTATCCCAACAAATTCGGGATTTGATATCGTTGTTTGGTATGATGATCTTGTTAACCTAAATGAATCTTTATCTATACGAACAACATAATAAATTTCATTTGTAATTAATCCTCCGGCAGGATTATCTGATACGTATATTACTTTATCTCCTGTTTTATAATTATGATTTTCTATTGTAATAGAATTGGTTGTAGTATTAATTCCAGACCCACTAAATGTTTTTGGATTACAAACGATTCTTCTATTCGATGAATTATATTTTACTACAACAGTTGTTGTTATTCCTGGGATAACTTCAATATTTACGATATCCCCAGAAATTAAATTGTGAAGTTGTTTGCATGTTATGTCTGCAGTATTTTTTTCAACTTTAGATGTCACTAAATCTTCTTGAGTCTCAAAACTATGAAAAAATCCAGTTCCATTTGAAACAAAGTATAAAATACTAGCATTTGTTCCAATTCCAGAAAATCCACCTGTTGACCCTATTCCAATTGGTAAAGTTGATATTCCTATTAATTCATCATTAATTTTTGCAGCATACACTAAAGATTCATTTGGAAGTGGAAATGAATCTGTTCCACCATAAGATACAATTATTGACGAATTTCCTTCATTGGAATATTTTAATTTTTGACCTGAGATTAATCCATGATCTTTTATATAAATTGTTTGTATTGGGATAAATTTTGATTTTGACCCATTTCCATATTGATAATTAACAGTGTATCCAATACCAATAGTCCCCAAACCTACAGATTCTATGGGTGTAAAATAGATTTTTTTTCTATTTTTCAGAGTAGAGCTAGTAGAAAAACCACTATTATATCTAAAAGTTTTTGGATCTTCTGTTATAAGAGAGAACGAACTATATGCATATCCAATTGTATTATCATGTTCTCTTTTAACTTTAATTCTATTAAAGACTGGATCTACTCCAATTACTAGAAGTTTTTCTGTCCCTATGCCGGGACTCGTAATAGTATAAACATCATTTAATTTTATTAAGTCATTGATTGGTGTCCCAATGCTTATAAATGTGGTTATTCCTGTTACTCCTACAGTTTCAATACCAATAGGAATACTAAACTGATTCACAATAACTTCTATTCCATATGATCCCGATAATTTAGAAAAACTATCTGTAGAAATCCCCGAAATAGATATAGTATCTAAATTTTTTAATCCGTGGGGAACTGTGCATACACCTTGAATTAATCCATTAGAGCTTAATATTGTTAAAGTTACATTTGGTATTGATATTATTGAAGATCCTATAGAAATAATTCTACTCTCTTTTAACTCACTGACAATGGCCGAAGCTCCATCTCCACCAGTATCTGTATTATCGAATATGATTCGATCTCCAATTTTATAGTCATATCCCACACTTGAAATTCCAATGGATTCTATACTACCAACTGATGCAGAATCTATAGTAGTTATTTGATTTGTAATTTTTTGTGGTTCTGTTATTCCTTCATAAATTGAATTTGAATCATTTAATTTATATGGATATGTGTTTCTAATATAACTTTTTGTTGTTAAATTTGACGATAGTTCAATGTTATCTTGATTAGAAGATGCATTAAAATTAAAGGTATTTGGGACATATTTAAAAGTATTTCCTATTATATAAGGGAAAACAGGTCTTCTGTAATTTGAGTATCTTGTATCGTAACCATTTTCTTCAGAATTAATACTACAAAAATATGCATATATTCCATTTGGATATTCGGGAGTTTTACAAAATCTACCATTATGCTCATCCAAATCTCCATTATTTGAAAAGACAAAATCTTCAACGAAGAATCCTAATGGATAAGCAGTCGGTCTTGAAGAATTTTCTAATAATTGGTATCCAGAAGTTAAACACTTAATTTCTCCACCAGTAAGATTAGAATATCCATATGGACCATATATTGGACAACCATCATATGACCACCCAAGAATTGGTGAATGGTGTTGTGAAACAATTTCAAAAGAATCAAATTTTAAATCTAAATTGTTATAGTTATTACTTCCATCTGAGTTTTTAGAATAAGTAGATTCTCTTAGTTTTCTTGGAGCAAATAAATTTACATATTGTAAATCACTTCTTATTCCTGAAATAATTAACCCATCGTCTTTTGTCTGAGAAAAGAGGTCTTTATACTTCTCTACTAGATTAACCGTCCATTTTTTAATATTGGGAGATATTTTTGCATTTTTTCCACTGGATTCTACAATAATCTCCGAAGAAGTTGTGAATCCAACACCACCATTAACTACTTCTACAGATTTAATACCTCCATTTTCTATTATTGGAGTTAATTGTGCATTTGTTCCCGAATTAATAAATTTAAAATTTGGTATACTATTATAATTTTTTCCCTTATTTAAAACAACTATACTTTGTATTTTAGAATCTTTTATTATTGGCTTAACAACACAATCACTTCCACTATTTAAATTAATAACTGGTTTTCTATCAAAATTTATAACATCAGTGGATCCATATCCAGATCCCCCATCTGTAACTTGAATTGATGTAATTGATCCTCTGAAGATTGGAATAATTTTTGCTTCGTACTTACTAGAATCGGTTCTAGATACTCCTATCGAACCAGTAATTGAAACAGAAATTGGTGGGTAATTAAACTCATGAATACCATCACCCTTTGTTTTTAACCTTGCATATTGATTTGTAAGATAATTTTGATTAACAATTGTTGATCCACTACTAATAGGTGCCAATCTAAATTTGTCATCATCTATTTTAATGACATAATATTGTTTTGAAGTATCTAATCCAGATACAGAACTTCCTGTTGAATTATAAGTTACTAATTCACCAGATTTAAATCCATGATTTATAATATTAATAGTGTCATTTGCTGTATTAATTCCAACACTTCCAATTATTTTCTTTTTATTTTCATAACCAATCCCACTATCAATAACATTAATAGAAGTAACAATATTTTTTTTCCTTGTTGATCTAAATCTTTGATTTCCAGATCCAACAGTTGTAATATTTAACTCATCTCTACCAAAAATAGCATCTTCTCTATTTTTGTGCAATTTAATAGATTTATCATCTACAAAAGAAACATAATATGTTGCAGAATCTTGCAAGTATTCTTTTGTAGATATGTCTCCAGAAGTAGATCCTATTCCTATTTTAAGATTATTAAACGAGTTATAAATTATTTCTTCACCCAAATTTAATTTATGTTCCGTGTTAAATCCTATAATATTTGAATCGGTGCTTATAAATCCACCTAGAGATGTTGAAATACCAGAAGCATTAAAATAAATATCATGATTTATTTTTGTCATCTTAACTTCTGCTTTAGCACCAGTTCCATTACCTCCAGATATTTGAATTGTTGGAGTTTCTGTATAATCAAATCCACCATCAAGAATTTTTATTTCTTTTAAGTTTCCGATTATTGAACATGTTGCTGTAGCCCCAATCCCTTGAGAATCTTGTATCTCTACTACTGGAGGATTAACAATGTCATAGTCTTCACCACCATCTAAAACACTGATTGATTCTATTGGTCCATAAAAAACAGATTCCTGGCCTTTGTAATTTAATATTTCAACACCATTTATTAAAATACCTAATTTTTTTCCAGGAGTAGTTTCTATATTGTTGTTTTTGGAAATTTCTGGTAATTTAATTTCTCTAATAATTTTTTGAGAACTTAATTGCTTGCCTGCATTATTAAATGGTTCAATGTTAATTGATATTGAATTTTCTGAAAAATTTTCAAAAGTTTCATAAATTTCATTGCTAATATTCGAATTACTCAATGACAATTTAATAATATTGTTATCAACTTTTTTAACAAAATAATTTTTTGATTTTAAATTTAAAGAAGAAGACGAACTTGTTAACTTTACATAATCGCCACTATAAAAATTGTGATTTGGTATAAAAAGTTCTGTAGTGGTAGTAAATCCAGAAATTGTATATGAAATTGATCTACTTGTTGATTCTATTTGATATGATGGTAGTGATGGTGAAGTTACAACAACATTTCCATTCGAATCATATACATTTTGTATATCCGTTAAATAATGAGTTTTGGTAACTGGTGGGCTAGATATTTTTATTTTTCTTCTTAAAAAGTATACTAGGTCTAAATTTGATTGTGTTGTTGATAAGTTTGATGATATTTGTATTTTTTGATCAGATACAATTCTTTCAACTCTCCCTTCAAATGAATTTCCATTAATTTTATCTACAAATTCTATTTCATCAAATAAAGAAAGTTGATGATCTCCAAAAGTTGTTACTACAAAATATTGTCCATTGTATTCAATTGATTTTAAATCTAATCGCAGTAAATTATTAAATTTCCAAGAATTAAATTTAAAATCATTCTTATCCTTTATTAGACCCAAACTTTTAACTAAAATCGGATCTCCACTAACATAATAGTTGTAGGTTTCCGAAGAGATATTTAACTTTTCTAAAATTCCAGTAACTCTCACTGAAATTAAAGAATTATCTTCATCATAACCATATGTTTGGTAATCTAAAGAAACTACATCATCTCCTATGCTTATGCTTTCAAAATCAATATTATTACAATCTATAAATTCATTGTTAGTTTTATTTTGATATTCTATAACTAATTCATTTATTAAGATTACTCCTTTTTTGGGAAATCCAATTGTAGAATCAACTAAAATTGTAGAAGAAGTTATTCCAACTACTTTAGTATTTGGATGAATTTTTATATCTCCAAAAATTGTCCCAAATACTTGAATGTCTCTATCATACCCAAAATCAACATCAAGAGTGTAATATTGTTTTCCATTATAAAAGGTTGGTTCTACTGCAGAAATTGATCCGTAAGAAGTAGTAATTCCAGTAGAACTAGCAACTTCTTGGTATATAGTTTTTTCTTCTAACTTTAATGGATCCCCATCAATAGCCTCTACGACGACTTGTTTTACTAATCTATAATCATTATTTGATGGTTTAAGTAAATACTGTTGTGGATTAATAGTTTCTACTTCTTCACCGTAAAGTGACTTAAAAAGAATATTATTTGCTGGAGGAGTCCCTTTTGTGGAATAAAAGTCCTTTCCTTGAAGTAATATATTTTTTTGGTCTACTTCTTTGAAAAAATTTAAGTCTTCAAACCCAGGTAAAAATTGATATTTTGTTTTTTTAAAAAATTCTTTTAAAAATAAATTACTTAAATTATAAACTGTAGATCCAATTCCATGAGTATCGTTTGTTGTTGTTTCATAACTTACATTTTTTCCATTAAAATTATAAGTTGTAATTCCACTAAATCCACGAATACATCCATTAAAGGATGTTGATCCTATTCCAGTGTATGTGATAATTTCATCATTTATTTTTAATAGTCCATATTTAACTGGCCAACCAAAGGTATTGCTAACATATATTGTTTCGTCAGTTAAATCTACAAATTGTGTTACTGTAGAAATTCCTAAATCATTTGTCAAAAATGAATAAGAATCTACTTTTTTATATTGATCAATATTTTTTGCAATATCAATCGGGGATGAAAAAAAGTCTTGAGACTCGTAATATTGTTTTAAGAATGGACCTAATAATGGGTACTCCTCTTGCATAAAAAGAGGAATTTGACTATTAACAACTGTTTTTGTAGAAATTCTAGTCTCTATCATATTATCTACTTATTGGTCCGTTTGAAAAACTTGAAGATTTTATATAAGAATATCCTGATCGATCAGCACCTGAAGCAATTGTATCTGAAATCATTGATATATTTAGTGAATTGATATCGATTTGTAAAAATAAATCTTGAAGACCAATTACATCGTATGACTCTGGTATAGCTTCTATTTCTATAATATTAAATGGTGTTGAAATTTCAGTTTCTACTATATTTAACGCATTTAAAATAATCTCTCCCTTAGAATAATCAATTTTTCCAACATCATTTCTAATAATTTGATATCCATTATCTGATAACTTTTTAAATATAAAAATTTTTCCAGTTATCCCATCATCATTCGGTAAATCTGAAAGATATAGATCATCAATTATTCCAGACAGTTTGAATGATGATGTTTTTATATTAAATGGAGTTCCTCTACCTTCTTTATCATATTTTAAATGAAAAGAATTGCCGAAACAAATTTCATAGTCGGTAAATGTATTTAAAGAGGCTCTTAAATCCCTTCTCATTTTTATTGTCGTAATATTAGAAGTTATTGCTGGATCAGTATCATCGATAACTTTTAATAATTTACTATATTTGAATTTACTTCCAAATTGATTTAATTCAGAAAGCCCAGAAAAATTTTTCACATTTGATATAATTTTTGTTTTTAAGTTATCTATTGAAGAGGTTAAATTGGAATTATAATAAATTGAAGATGAAATTTCAACAAAAAGATATTTTAAATCTATAATTTGTGGTAAAATTCCCACCACAGAATATTTTTTTAAATTTGAAATAATTTTTCTTTTTGTAAGATCAGAAATGTAATTATAATTTTTTGGTTTTATCGCAATAAAAACCTTTCCGTATTCTGGAGGAGATAAGTCTTCTCCACCAAAGGCAGTTACAGCCTCAGCTTCTGGAAAAATTTTATAAATTATTGACTCATAATCATTTGCCGTCACTGCTCTATTTTGAGTAGAATAACTTCTTGGTGCATAATTTCTAATTGAAGAAATATTTTCAATATCATCTCCACCCGAAGATGGAGAAATAACAGTAATATCCGAAATTCCTAAAGAAATAACCTGATTATTATTATCGACTAATTTTCCAGAGAAGTTAAAAATTGAAATGTTATTGGCAGATTTTCCATTCGTAACCACATATGTAGTTGTAATGAAATTATTATTTTCTAATTTTTTTCCAAATTTACCATCACCAAATAATAACTCATATCTTTCATCTTCAATTTCTTGTACAAGAAATATTCTACTATTTTGATCTACATTTCCAATATTATCAACTAAATTATAATTATTTGTTATCGTATCTGTTAAACTATTTTTAACATTTACTTTTAAAGTGCTTAAATCAATTCCGGAATTATTTAAAATAAATCTTTGATTATATTGAGATAAATTTACAATAAAATTTTGTGTTATAAAAGAGCCTTCGTATATGGTAATTTCATCAAATCTAGCTAAATTATTTTTTACTGGAACTGTAATGTCTTCAGGAATACAAAAAGAATAACTTTCAGATCCAAAAGTATTTGAAACTGCACAAACACCCTTCTTTAAAGTAATTGAAACTGGTTTTTCAAAGTATGAACTTGTGTCTACAGAAAAAGAAATAACTGATTTTGCTGAAGTTCTTGATCTTGGAATATATCCAATATTTCTAGCTAAAGATACGACATTTTCTCTTAGCGTTGCACTATCAATAAAAACTTCATTTGCAACCATATTGGCATTAAATGAATTTAAATAAGTATTATATGCTAATATATCAATTAAAAATGATACGTTTGACCCCTCATAGTCAAAATCAGTAAAATTTGAATTTGCTCTCAGATAATTTTTAATATTAGATTTAATTTGATCAAAATCTAAATTTGAAAAATTTATTTGTGGCATTTATCGTACCGTCTGAAGTATAAAATTAATTTGCTGAGGTGGTATTAAAGATCCTATCACTTCATAATCTATTAAAACGTCGTACCCATTTTGATCATAATTTGGTGTTACAATGACTGATCTAAGAGATACTCTTGGTTCAAAATTAGTAATAACATTCCTAATTTCAGTCTCAATATTTGTTGTAACACGGGCATCTAGTATTTCAAATAGACTTCTATTTACATTTGTTCCCAAAAGTGAATTAAATGGCCTTTCTCCCGTAAGAGTGAGAATTAGATTTCTTAACGATCTATTAATTGCGACTACATTATTCAAAGAAAGTAGATCATAAGTAATTGGATGAGTCTTAAATGAAAGACTTATATCCTTAAATCCACTACTAACGTTTTGTAACGGCACAATTTTGAACGAATACTGATTTATTTATATTAAAAAAGGGACCCTTAAAGTCCCAATTACAATTTTATTCGTGCCATCTTTCAACGTAGTCATCAAATCCATTTTTTCCACCACAATGTCTTGAATAACGATCTTTTGGTGGATCATTTTTATGTTTAATTGGAGTATAATCAGTAATTAATTTTGTAGTTCCCCAATTTTCTTTCATGAATTTTATGTTTCTATCTGGATTTGGGTTCATTGCCATCTGTTTTCTCCTTACTTGAAGTTAAAACAGAACTTTTTACGGGGTTGCTATCCCGAATTTTCTTGATTTCGTACATAAAGTCATCGGATGTTTCAATCTTACGTCGATTTTCGACCGAATATTCGGTTAAATCAATTTCATAACCTGGATTTTTGGTAATTCTATTCTTTGTCCATGCATCATCATACCATAATATCTTGTTATTTGGATATGCATAGAAATTACCATTGTCCATTTTAAAAAAATGAGCACATTTATGTTCTGGAGTCTCACTAAAGTTAGTATTTAAAGTGGATTTTGACTCCCATGACCAATCAAGAGTGAAAAGATATGTTCCTTCGTTCTTTTCCCCACGATAATTGATCAGTTCAGCACGTAAGTTAGCAAGTCTTGAACGTACTTGAACGTCAATATAAGGAGAAAAGCAATCCCACCACATACACTCTTCCAGTTCTGGCACTGAAGCATCTGATTTCCAACAAAATGCGTGAATTGGTCTTCTTGTCCAGTTCACTCCATTCTCCAAAAACGCCTCAAAGAGGGGTACGTGCTTCTCTAAGGACGCTACAGAGTGTACATCGCATAAAGTTACATCTCCGTGTCCTTGTTTATGATTAAAAAGAAATTCATTACGAATGTAACAAGTAAACGTTGGAAGATTGTGATTAAGATATGCCATAAAAAAATAAAAAAATAAAAAAATAAAAAAGGCATGTATTTCTACATGCCATTAAACTATTTACCTTGTCCTCTATATTTCTTTTTTCTTCCATTACGAGAAGTTGCTGAAAGAAGAGTTCGAGCCGAACGTCCTTGACGAGTTTTCTTCGGAGATCCGGACTCAAAGACCAGTTTGTTAGATCCACCACCTTTAGACATTTAAAATACCTCCATTAAATAATACGAGTCTTTTCGTGACCAACACGAATCAAAGGATCACACCAAATTTCATATCCTTTTTCTTTTGCATCAAGACAAAATGAAACGTCTTCACCACACATATCCTGGACTTCTCCAGAATTAAATACTTGCATTTTCGGAGCAAACCAAGGATACTCAAGACTTTCAAAGACACCTTTTTTAATCAGGACCCAACCAAATCCAGTGTAATCAACAGTGAAAAGTTTCTTACGTTTTTGAATTGTTTCTAGAGTTTCATGATTCATGACCCCACCATTGTTCTTGAAGTCATCTTCTTCAAGCCAGTGTGCAACGGATGTGGTATTACCATCTTCTGTGCAATACCATCCAGACATAATATCTTTGTCATGAAAGACAAGACGATAGAACTTTTCAGTGTCAAAGACAATATCTGAGTCAATCCAGAGTTGGTAATCATATTCCAGTTTGCCATCCCAGGGTTTTTGATTTGGACCACGAAGAACATTTGCTCCCAGGCACTTGCAACGTGCAAAATTAACCATGGAAGAATAATCTTGTGAAATTTGAATTGATGCACCTGCTTGAACGAGGTCAAAACAAAGTTGAACAAAGCTCTTCAGGAAAATATAAGAGCATCCACGACCTGGAAGACAAAAAACAACTGATTTGCCTTTGATCATTTCTTTTGCTGTCTCCAAGTCAAAAGTATCTGCTGACTTTTGAGGAGTATTTGATATAACAGTAAATCCTTTAGCCATAAGTAAAAAAATTCTTCATGTTCATTTTACCGTGTTATTTAGAAGATGTCAATAAGATGCGTCAGTATATGAAGGAGGAGATAGTTGAATAATCTCAACATCTTCTAAATCAATTTCATCTTTTGCAATTTTATCACATAATTGTTCGTAGGTTAAATTACAATCCAATACAAAATCTTTTTTATAAATGTGATATACTTTTTCTTTTTGCATGATAATTTTTTCCGGGGAATTTTTTACAGAGAAATATTTTCGATAATCAATTTGTTATTTTCAAATGTATAATCGAGTGTGTCTCCTTCTTCCCATTCTAAAGTTTCTTGCAGTTCATTGGGAATATGAATGTAGTATTCTTCTTTTTCGGAATCGTATCTGAATTCTGCTGTATAATCCATAACTTTTTAATTTTCTTTATATATCAATTTAAGAGTCTTACAGCAACTATTGCAGCAATTAGAAGGAATATATTGAAAAATTGTTTAGGATATCGAATTATCCATCCAGCTAAAATAACCTTCCAAAAATTCCAATATGGTGTAGGTGACATTTTATTTTTTCTTACCTCCCTTTTTGTTGGGAAGAGTTCTTTTGTCTGGCCTTGAGTAACCATTTTTGTGAATCCATTTGACTCCCATTTTTTTCCTCCGGAAATTTTTAAAGAGAAAGATATTTAGATCGGGTTTTCAAAGTTTTATAGCTTAGAGGGACCCAAAAAATTATATATCGCGTCGCCCGCAAAACGACACAACGCAACCCCCAAAATCACTGCCAATACGCATACCTCAAAATACGCATAGAACTGCCCCCAGTGTTAACCAGGGGCAGCACAGTTACTGATCAGAACTCGATCTCATTCAGTGTGGGTTGGTTATCACTTTGCTCCGACACATTGTCAGCAGCAAGTACATCCA